GTATTCACAGTTGCTGTCAACTGCTCATAGAGTATTGGATGGGCGGGAGTGGGAGTTGTGGGGAACTTGTATGGTTAAACTAGCTTACCCTTCTTAAACAACTCTAGTAAATTTTCAGTATAAAGTTCCGTATTACCATTACCTAAAAGGTTTTTTCCTTTATACCTATAAGGTTCACATACAGTATGCAGAAGCTGTTCCACATTGAAAGCAGTCTGAACACTAGTAAAAGGAAGACAAGCAAGCACTCGAACTTTAGTATAATTAGGAAGTCCGAGTGTTTCTATCCTATGGTAGACAGTTCTAGAAGAGTAACCTAGTTTATAAATCACACTCTTATCTTTAAAAGTCAGTTTAATAAAGTAGATAACTCCAGAACTTCTCTTAGTAGGTGTATACTTTGTTACAGTAAACTTCTTCCCCGTCCGCTCAAACTCAGATAAAACCTGATGACACATGTCATACAGGAGTTCATATCGACCAATAGGTTCAGAAAGTTTATGTTTCATCTAGAATTCTAATACAGGTGCTTTCATTTACAGTTATAAACACTTCGGTAAGGTAAAGAGTTGTTCTTGTTACAAAACAACACCTTCCCATAAGGAGTATTCTCGATTCTATCCTTTTTCAGTCCTTCTTCAACGGTTTGGTACTGCATATTACTAGTAATATCCAACCCACCTTGAGCTAAAGCACATATATGGTCTACTACATAGCCTTTTCTACCAGTAGAGTAACCATTTTCCCTATCAAACTTCTTCTTTACCGCTGGATTCCTACATGTAAGAGCAGAAACTTCACTAAAAGTACCTAAAAGTACCAGAAAAACCACTAATTTTCTCATTTTATTCTCTTTTTCTCCGTTCGTAGATAGGATTATCTACTAGTTTTGCCTTAAAAACCTCTCTACTATACTCCTGTTTTCTCTCTACAACTACTACTTTTAGAGCAGGTAGAGAGAATAAGTTAATAGGAGGCAGAGTTAAATCACTCCAAGAAAGCTTTCTACTCACATTCAAGTACCTTTTTACATCTAGAATAGTTCTTTACTCGGTCAATTGCATCATTAGTTCCACCATTAATAATCTTAGTAATCTTACCAAAGTGACCAACATCTGCAAGTTCATTTAACCTATGTTCTTTCCAGAACCAAGCAGCACTTCTACTAGCATGTTCAGGTTCACATAGTATTCTAGGATTAGTTACACAGTCAATACCCAACCCTTCCATTACCGCTCTATGGTTGCAATAACCTGTTACTTGTAGAAGTCCGTGCCCTTTGAAGTATTTCCCAGTTGTACTATGGTTAGCATGTGCTACTGCTAGTGCTTCAGGAAGAAGATTACCTAAATCTTTCCTATATTCATAAGCAGAACCACTAGCAATCTCCTCTGAGTAGATAAGATTACAACTTTCATGTGCTATTTGTGCTATAAAAGCAGCTATTCTTAAAGGAGTATTGATTTCAAACTCCTCCATAGCCCTATTTAAATGGACAAAGTACTTGTCTATTATCTTATCAGTAGATTGTGGAATCATTTCATGTAGTTGTTCATGCGTAACTAACATTATTCTTCCTCACCATCAAAATAACCACTTAGTAGTTGTAGTTTTAATTGCTCTAATAAGTAGACCATGTTTGCCTTACTCTCCATATTAGAAGACATAAAAAGTAAATCCAAATTATCCTTATCTACACCAATTACAATAACATCTGCTAGTAGCTCTTTAGAAGATTCTAAAATACTATCAGCAGTTACTTTCTCTTCTTTCTTAAATTCTACTACTTTCATTTGCCCTCTCATAAGCTTCTAGTACATGTTTACAGGTTTCTGACCTAACTACATCTTTAACAGAGAATGTAATTATACCAAGTTTAGGTACATCTTTCAAGATTTCCATAGCTTTAACAAAACCAGAGTTATGGTTATAAGTTTGAGCAGGGTCGCCCATTAGAATTGCCTTTGTTCCTTCACCCATTCTAGTTAGAATCAACTTTATCTGGTCTGCTGTAGCATTCTCTACCTCATCTACTAGCACAATAGAATCATTAAACGTCTTACCTTGTAGGAAAGATATAGGTTTTGCTTGAATCCTACCATCAGTAAGCATAGCTGAAACAACTTGCTTTCCTACTCTATCTACAAAACAATCTAAATAAGGTTCTAGATAAGGTGCAAACTTATCAGCTATTTCACCAGGAATAAAACCTAGTTTTTCTCCAGCAGGTACATAAGGACGAGTAAGAATTATCCTAGAAACTAGATCAGATTGAAGCATTTCAATAGCTAGACTAGAAGCAATGAAGGTTTTACCTGTTCCAGCTACACCATTAGCAAAGGTAATACTATTATTCCTGATAGATTTGATTAGTTTTTCCTGACTTTCACTCTTAGGACGGAGTAATTTAACAGGACGTTCTGGTACATATACAGCTTCAACTTTAGACCTACTCTTAGATTTACGCATATATGGGCTTTATTTAGTAGTTAGACAAGTGTTTTAAAGTATAAACATGCTAGTTCAATACCTACATTCAATAGCATTGTAGAAATCTCTAGTCCAATTGCTCTTAGCTCATTAAAAGCAGCTTGTTGTTTGTCTTTACCTTTAAGGTCACTTGTTTCTATTATTGCTACAATCTTCTTAATATGTTCAAATGGTTGCCCACCAATGACATACTTAGCAAAAGCAGAAATAGCTGTATTCTTTATATTCATAAAATTTCACCTGTATCACAGTCGATATAAAAAAGTAAGTACCTTGAACTGAGTGAAACGTCAGTCTTAATACCTACCATATAAGTATCATATACTACCTTTACTTTAGGAAAACAAACAGGTTCTTTAGTAAAGATAGTACATGAAGAAAGTAGAATAACTACTAAACTTTTGCCAATGGTTTTGCTTCTTGGAAGAAGAAACCTAGAACACCAAAGCCTAAAGTAGCTACATTTAGAACATTTTGCACTAAACCAGCATCGTAATGTACTCCAACTGCTTGACAAAGAGCAGCTAAAGAAGCCATTGTTGCTGGTTGTTGTAGATTTGCTTTTAACCATATAAAAGCTCCTAGTACTTTTTCCATTGTTATTCCTCGTTATAGTCGTTAGGGACTCCAGTACACTTCTTAAGTATATTGAAAATTCTTGTATTATCTTCTAAAGCCATGAGTTCATGTGGTTCACCAACTCTAAAGTCAAGTAGTTGTCCAGCAGTTGCTTCTACTTCCCAGTCATGAGAATAAGCTTTTAGTTTACCTCTTGCCACAATAGTTATATGTACATCATCTTCTGTATGTACATGCTTTGGTAGTATATCACCTGCATATTCAAAATCATACATAGTACCTTTGATATCGCCAAGGTCTTTTAGTGGATTAGCCAATAACATTAGGTGCAGTTCCTGTAGTGCTTGTTGAATACCAATTACCTAAACTATCTCTTCTTGGTGGTTGAGGTATTTTAGGACTAAAAGGGTCAGTAAATGTAAAAGTATTTATAACATCTAGATACGCTAACAAAAATGTATTAGTAGGGTCTAACTCTAGTTCAGCTAAAGTATCTGTAATTATCTTTTGTACTAGCTCATTAACTTCTGCTCGCTTTCTAGTTATCACTTCTTCTTTTTGTAGGTCATTCATAGGTGTTACTACCCAATCAACAGTCCAACCAGTTTCAGTTTGTCTAGGAGTGTCTAATAAATACTCAAAAGGTTCTAGTTTAATAAATGGCATTTCTACAGGAGTAAACGGTTGAAATACTTCTATATCAATACTACCATAAACTTCAAGTAAGTTTTCTTCTAAATAAGGGTATTCAGTTGCAATACCATTTACTATTTTTGCATAATACATGTTAAGCTCCTACATTTGTTGATGGATACATTCTATTAGTACCCCAAACGATTCTTACAGCTCCGCCGCCGCCTCCATTTCCTACCGCATCACCGCCAGCACCGCCACCACCATAGTTACCACCATTCGCAGAAATACTACCTACTTGCCTACCATTACTACCACCAGAACCACCTTTACCTACGGGACTACTAGAAGTACCTCCTGCTCCATTTGCTCCTTCTCCATAGATACCAGTTCCACCACCAGATGTATAAACTGTAGTAGAAGCATAACCCCCACCTCCACCGCCACCAGAACCTGCTGTTGCTGGAATTATTTCAGTACCAGCCCCATTTAAAGTAGTAGCATTACCTCCAGCCCCTGAATAACCAGCAGCACCTCCACCACTAACCGCATTTATAACAGCTCCATAGTAATAAACACTAGTTTGGGTAGGTTTACCACCTACATTATAAGTGCCTATGTTTCGAGATATGGCATATAAATGGGCTTGTAGTAGTACAGTATTAGATGAAACTCTAATTATAGTAGAAGTAGGATTGCTGTATCCAGCACCAGCTATCAGTCTTAAAGTTTCCCCAGGAGTTACAGGTATATTATTTACATAACTTAATGTACCTCCTTTACCGCCTTTTGCAGAGCTTGGTATAGGATAACATCCGCAGTACCAACATCCTGTATATTGCTCATAAAGTCCAGGCTCTCCGCCAGAAATAGCAACAGCACTTATAGAAGTTACACCTACCGGTACTACCCAAAAAAAACCTCCAGTAGCAGTAGGAGTACCAGTAGCCATAATACTACCAGAAATATCACTCGACTTGCTGTTTAATATAGCAGAAAGAATACCACTCATGTTAAACCAGCTCCATTAATAAACCATTTAGTACTAGACACTTTAATAGCAGTTGCCATACCATTTTGTGCAAGTGTTCTTATACCTGTAGTTCCAGCACCAGCTAATACTAAAGTATCTGTATCTATTGCTATAGATACTGTACCTGAGCCATCATTAATGAACACAATAGAAGTACCAATTAGAAAAGCTACAGTACCATTAGCTGGAATAGTATAAGTCCTAGCAGTAGCATCAGAATGGTACATATGTTTTCCTGAATCTTCTAGTGTTAAAGTATAAGCAGTATTCTGTACATTCTGTGGTATGTTTAGATACCCTGTGTTACTTGCTTTACTAGCTAAAGTTCTTGCATTAGACATCTTAAGCCTCTGTTTTTATAACTATTTCTATTATCCTGAACTCAGTAGCAGGAAAAGTATCAATATCTCTCGCAAGAAATAATAACGATATTAGCTTTTCCATTTTACCACCAAGTTATTCTTACTCGACCATCACCACCGTTACCACCTCTACCAGAAGTAGCTCCAGTACCTATAACGCTAGCTCCTCCACCACCGCCACCTGAACCTAATGCACCATTACCACCGTCCCCTCCTTTACCACCTGCAACATTCATACCTCCTCCGCCACTACCGCCATAATATAGGTCTAAGCCTGATATAGGCTGTATTCCATTTGCACCATTAGTTCCATTTGAAGCAGTAGAAGGTCCTTGAATTGTTGAAAAAGAACTCGATATTGTTCCTGCGGCAGTAAGAGTACTAGCAGTACCACCACCCGCACCGCCTGTACAAATAATACCAGTAGTAGGAAGCACTATACTACCACTAGCACCAGCTTGTCCTGAAAGACCTACATTTGTTAATGCTGTGATTATTCCAGGTATTCCTATTCCGCCTCTAACAGAGTTTGCTATTGTCAAAGATGCACCTGCTGTACCTCCTGAGGGAAAAGTTCCACTCGTTAGACCTGCGCCTCCGCCATTTCCCGCAGAAGCACCAACTAATACTGTTTGCACATTTGTTTCTGGAGTAACAGAAACATAACTAGGAGCTCCATTACTACCAATATTTCCTACAAGAGCTGTAGTAGAAGTTACTGAAGCTCCGCCTGCACCACCAATACCTACAGATATATATAAAATATCGGGAATACTTGTTGCCGGAAGCAAGAGTAAAGACCTTGCGCCACTACCTCCGCCTGCACCACCCGTAGTATTATTAGCTGTATTAATAGCACCTGAACCACCGCCACCGCCACTTGAAAGAAGGTCAATCATAATAAAATTACAATTTCTAGGTTTAATCCATGTATGCCAGCAAACAGTAGCAGCAGTAGAGTTTGGAGTAAATGTCTGCATATTGCTGTTGAATAAAACATGAGAAGTATCTAACATCAGTATGCGCCACCTATTGCTGTAACTTCCCAACCAGAAGCAACTGTAGTACCTAAACCTACAATAATATAATAACCTGCTGGTAATGCTATATTCATAGGATAGTCTATATCCGGAGTGGCTACTGTGTTTGAACCTATTGTTGCTGGTAATGATAATTCACCATAAAAGAAATTGGCAGTATCCGCAACAATCCCTACTATTTCATTAGTTGTACCTAATGCAGTTGTTTGAGTATAGGAACTTGCTGTTCCGTCAGTTTGTATAAATAAAGTCATTTGACCGTTAGTCACCGGCCCTACATAGATTTCATATTTTGCCGCACCAGTTACAGGTGTCCAACTCCAGGTAATACTACTAGTTGTTCCGGTGGTTGTTACTACAGCCGTCTCTGTACTAGCTACGGTTTCAGCTCCATATTGGTCTACTGCTACTATTTTTGCATAGTATGTTCCAGCCAATAATGTACCACCAGTTGTGTTTGGTGTACCGGTGGGTGTTCCTGTTACTGCTGCTATTGAAGATACTAATCTAGTGTTCTCAGCAGAAAGATAAATTCTAGCTACAGTAGCAACGTTTCCACCTCTGGCCTTGAATCGTAATCTTTGTATAAACCCACCATTAGTTGGGTCAGCTCTGAATACAGGATAATTATTAATACTTTGTCCTGTATAATCTGCTGCTGCTGTAGTTAATACACCCGCTAAACCCTGTATATCACCTTTTGCCGAGAAAATCGGACTTGTATTTGCTGCCATAATATCCTCTTAAGATAAATAAAGTTTTGATGAAAGTGCAACTGCTAATCCTATATTAGTTCCACCAGTACTAATAGGAGTTGACCAAGTATTATCACCTCTTAAATAAGTAGTACTATCCGCAGTACCTGAACCTAAAATAGAAGTAGAGATAGTTCCTGTAGTTAAAGCACCAGCATCAGTATTAACTGGGATAGCTTGCCAAGTATTATCACCTCTAAGATATACAGTACTATTAGGAGTATTAGTCCCTAAAGCAGCTAAGGGTAAAGTTCCATTAACTAATGCACTGGCATTATTAGTAGCAGAGTACGAAATAATATCTACTGTATCTCCTGTGCTAGCAGCTACGTTTAATACAATCTCAGCTCCAGCTAAATCCATATAATCGGATGAACTTAGAAGCACACCATTCAAATAAACTTCAACTGCATTAGAGTTATAACTAGCAGAAAAACTAGTCTGACCAGCAGTAGCAGTAAAACTAGTTTTAACGTAAGCTGTAGTTCCTATTACTCCTACTGCCCCACCTCCTGCATTTGCAAGTACATAAGCTTTTGTAGCTACGTCTTGTGCATTTACTGGGTCAGCTACATTAATAATAGTATTACTATTTGCATCTAACCCATTTTTAGCGATAAATTTCTTTTGAGCCATAATTCACTATCCTTATAGCATTAAAATTAAATAGCAACTAGTGTTTTAACTACTTTAAATACAGTAGAAGTTGCTTGTGCAGGAGTTGCAAGTAATTGTAAGTTTCCACCAGAGATGTTTCCATCAAAAGTAGCTAAGGCTGTTTGAGTAGTACCAATATTAACATTACCATACTCAACTACATTAACATTAGCACCATCATGGATAACTAAAACTTCTGATACCTGATAAGAAGTACCACTAGTTACTTGAACTGTATACTTAACCGACCTATAAGTAGCAATAGCATTAGCATCAAGTACTTGATTAGCTGTAGTTGAAGCTGTTGTTACTATAGCAGACCCGATAGAACCATTAGCTAAAGGTAATGAAGCATTTGATGTAGTATTTAAAGCATCACTAATACCATAACTACTTAATGTAGTAGGATTAGTACCACCAGTAACACGACCTTTGGTGTCAACAGTTACAGATTTATATGTTCCAGCAGTCACACCAGTTGCCGATAAAGCTGTAGTAAGAGAACCTGAACTTAAATTTGTAGCACTAGCTGTAACATCACCAGTAAGTGCTAATTGTTGGGCAGCCGCTAATTGCGCTACGTTTGTTACATTAGATAAACCAACATCTGATGAAGTTAGAGTAACTGCACCAACTTTACCAGCTACAGAAGTAACATCAGAACTACCACCTTGAACTAAATCGTAAGTAGTACCATTAGAAATAAGTACATCACCAACTGTCCAGTTAGAGTTTCCATCAATAGTAGTAGTACCTGCAACTGATACTTTGTAATACCAACCAATAGTAGCAGCAGCACCTGAGGTTAAAGCTGGACTATTTGTACTAGCATTCCATACACCTTTATAAACTAATCCACCTGTAACTGCTGCACCACTAGATGCCGCTGTAACTCTACCTTTAGCATCTACTGTGATAGATGAGTTTGTGTAACTACCAGCAGTAACACCACTTGCAGCTAAAGCAAGAGAATTTGAACCTGCCTCTGAAGTAACATCACCAGTAAAAGCAGGTAAGGTAGTTGTTGGAAGAGTACCAGATAACTTAGTAGCATCTTCTGAATATGTTTTATTAACTGCATCTGTTGCATTGACAGGTGTAGCTACATTTGTAAGTGTTTTACTATTAGCATCTAAACCATTAGCTGCTATAAATCTTTTTTGAGTCATAATAATTCCTTAAGAAGGTAAAAGTGTTCGGACAATTTTAAAATTTGTACTTATATTTGTAGGAGTTATAAGAAGTTCTACATTAGAATTAACTATCCTACTTCCAAAAGTACATAAAAGTTCTGATGTTACCATATTAGCATACTCAACCAACATTACATTAGCATTATCATGCAGTAGAAGTATTTCACATACTTGTCTAGTTGTTCCTATAGTAGCATAGATAATGTATTTTGCTCCTCCATACATAGTATAAGGGAACGTATCCATAACTTGTTCTGATATAGCAGAATCAGAAGAAAAAGTAAGTATGATATCATTACCACTAGGCCCAGGAGGCCCTTGAATAGCAGAGGTTATAATAGTAGAAGAACCAATGTCTTTACTAGTTATAGTATCATGAACAGTTTGTATTACAACTACTGTATCAGTCATTACCTTGTAACCTCATCTTTAAACAATACTTTCCCTTCGACAAGTCTAGTAATGTCACCATTAGGGAAATAAACTTCAAGGTCGTATACACCGCCTGTACCAAGAAGAGTCCCTGTATTAACCGAAGATATGTAAAGGTCTATTTGTCCTAGAAGCGGAGTTATAACTATTCCACCATTTGCAGAACTTAATTCTAGTAACGTAGTAGCTGCTGAAACAGTTTCTCTTACCTGTAGTTTAGCTGTGCAACCAGTTAAATTGACTGCTGTATTTGTTGAGCTTTTCCAGAAAAGGCTATGCCTATAAGTAGCACCTTTTTCTATTACTGGAAGATTTAGTTTTGATGCTGACATATTAACCTGCTTTAATATTGTTAGTAGTTGATAACCATGTAAATAGTCCTACTACCACTATCCCAAGTAACCAAAAGAACTTAGTTACAATAGTTTCACCTACTTCTTTATAGAAGTCATTTCTAGCTTCTTCTACTGCTCGTTTAGCTATGATGACTATCTGGTCTTCTGTAAGCTCATAACGGTTAAAATTCGGACATTTCTCGAAAATTACCTCGTTTTCTTCTAAAAATCGTTCTTTTTCCATGAGAAAATACCTAAAGTTGTTCTTTTTTATTTACTGTGGATGTGATACACTTATAAAGAGTGTACACGAAAGTAGTATATTTATCAACCCTTTTTTGTTATATATTACCCAATAAAATCAATAGTTTATGTTAGATTCTAATTCTCTTATAGTTAATTTGGATGAAAAAGTAAGTCCAATAGTTCTAGCAAGTATTCTTGGTATGAACATAAGTTTAGTTTATCAGGAATCACAAGCTGGCAGACTTCCACTTGTTATTACAGAAGCTACATATAAAGAGTGTATTCAAATGTATATCACTCATTTCAAGAAAAGTGTAGACCTTAAACTAGCTAAAGAACAGAATGAACAAGAACTTAGAAAAGCTAAACTAGCAGAAGATACAAGACTAAAAGAAGAAAAACTTAAAATTAAAGAAGAACTAGACAGAGCAAAAGCAGGAAGTAAAAGAAGTTTTAGTTCTGTTGGAGATGAACCTAATGAAGGTATGCCACCACTGATGGCAGCTAAGATGAAACAGGATATTCGTCTAGGTATAGCAAAGGAAGCACAACTATGGTTAAAGATAGCAATAGAAAGAGGAGAGTATATTTCAGTTAATGAACTCTATGAACTTACTGAACCTTTCCTACAAGCAATTAAGAATGTACTAGTTTCGTTATCTTCTGATATCCCAGAAGTACAAGAAGCAGTAGACCAAGGAATGGAAACTCTTTATAACCTTGGAGTTAAACTAATAGAGAATGCGGAGAATGATGGAGAGCAGTTTGTACAAATGATGCTGGATAGAGAACTTGAATTGAGTGATATAGAGATATCATTTACTTCTGCTGAACAGGAGTTCTAATGAAGTCAAAATGTACTACTAAGAATATTGCTGAAAGAAAGTATCTAGGAAGCTTACTAGAGTTATTCAAAGCACCAATAAGAATAGGAACAAGACAATGGGCAGAGAAGTACAGGGTTATGTCTGCTGTAGAATCTTCTACTGTTGGTAAGTTCTCTAATAAACTAACACCTTATATGGAGTTTATCTATGATTGTATAGATAACCCAGAGATACCAGTTATTGTTGCTACTAAGTCGGCTCAAATCGGCTGGAGCGAATTAACTAATAATGCACTAGGTAAATGGATTCATACTGACCCTAGTAAAATCATTATGGCTTTTCCTAGATTAGCTTCTGCTAGAAACTACAGTCGAGAAAAGATTAAGCCTTTCTTTGCTGGAACTAAAGTATTAAGAGATATCATTAACCAAAGAGTAGCAAAGGAGAGCTTTAACTACTTTGAATTCCCTAATGGTTTTCTCAAACTAATTACTGCTGGTTCAGTAGGTGAGATGAAGTCTTCTTCTATTCCTAGGATTATTATTGAAGAACCAGACGACCTTAAAGCAGATGTTAATGGTCAAGGTGACTCACTAGATATTGTAATTGAAAGACAGAAAACTATTCCTACTAAAAGAAAGAAACTTATCTATGGTGGGACTCCAACAGATAAAGATTTTAGTAAAGTAGAAGATGCGTATAAAAAGAGTAATCAGATGGTGTTCAAACCTGAATGCCATCATTGCAAACAGTTACATGAACTTTCTTTTGATAATCTACATGAAGATGATTATCAAGATAGATACATTAGTGATATATACGGAAAGAAGAACCCCGCTTCTGCATATTATACTTGTCCTCATTGTGAAGAACCTTGGAGTTTTGAGCAAAAGAAACAGAATATAGTTAATGGTATGGCTCATGGAAGTAAAGGTTGGCATCCACAAAAACCTGAAATAACCGAAATCTATGGCTTCTCTTTTAACGAACTGCTCAGCTCTTTTGAAGCTTCTTCTTATCAAGAACTTAGTAAGAAAAGAGTATTAGCAGAACTAGAACTTGCTAAAGGTAATGAAGGTAAGATGAAATCCTTTACTAACAACAACATGGGTAAAGCTTATGCTTCTGGTTCTTCTGCTATGGAAGCTGATGAAATGAAACTACTTCGTTCTAACTATCCAGAACACATAGTACCAATGGAAGGACTTGTTTTAACTGCTGGTATAGATGTACAGGATAATAGATTTGCTATAGTAATTAGAGCTTGGGGAAGAAACAATAATAGTTGGTTAGTTTCTTGGATGGAAATCTTTGGAGATGTAAAGAATCAAGATGCTCATATCTGGCAAGAACTTACAGACAAAACTGTACTAGCAGAAATACCTCATGCTACTGGTAAACCTCTTAGAATAGCTGCGGTATCTATAGACTCTGGAGATAACACAGAACTTGTATACAAATGGGTACTAGCAATGCAAGAGCATAACCCACAAGTATATGCAACTAAAGGTGTTCGCGACCTTAGATTTAGTGATGATGAAATCTATCGTGAACCATCTAACATAGACATTAATGCAGACAAACAAGTTAGAAAGAGTTTAGCTGAAACTATGGGTGTTAGTGTATTCCCACTAGGGGCACATAAAGCACATACTGAGATTCTTAACCGAGTAGCTCTTAATAGTAACAAAGATGCTAGAAGTAACATCTACTACTTCAATGAACAAAGTTATGGACACTACGAAGAACAAATGACTTCTTGTAGGAAACTAATTGATGTAAACTCTGGCTATAACAAGTCAGTCTATAAACTAATTGCAGGTAAAAGAAAAGAGGCTATAGATGCTGAAAAGAATGCGTTACACGCTGCTTATGCTATTGGTATCCGTAACTACAGTTACGAGAACTGGAAAGCAATTGAAGAATATTTATACAATTAAGGAACGACTATGGCACTCCCACTAATAGAAGCACAAGCGCAATTAGTTACTGTTAATGCTGCACTACAAGATATTATAAGTGGTAAAAGAATAGCAGAACTTAGAATTGGTTCTGGTGACTTTCAAAGAACTCTTCGTTACCAAGAAGTAACTTTTGACGAACTTAAAACTTTACAACAAGAGCTAATGATTACTATTGATAGTTATGCTTCTGCTAAACCTGTCTTTAGAACTAATGCACATATACCAATGAGAGTAGGAAAGGAGTTATTCTAATGGCAGAAAATTACGACCCATACGAGAATACTTTATATTCTCCAGTACAACAACAAGCTTTTGAAGGTGCTAGTGTAAACTATAGAAACTCTCAAAGATTAATGCTAACTGGTGAAGCAGATACACTTGCTGCCAGAGAACTACTAGCATTACAAATGCGTTCGCATCATGCTATTAGAAATAATGGATATGCTAAAAGTGCTGTAGTACGATATGTAACTTCACTTGGAGCAATCAAAGTAACTTGGAAAGATAATAAAGGTAATGCACATCCTTTAATGCAAGGTATGTGGGATGAGTTTGTAGCTAATCCTAACCTAGATGGTTTTGGTACATTAGAAAATACCCAATCAATCTGGCATTACTCTATGTTTGCTTCTGGAAATGCTTTTACTAGAATGGTAATCAGAAGAACTGGTAATCCTAATAGAGTACCATTAAAACTACAAGCTATCCCTAGTGAACTTCATAATGTTTTCTACATGGGCAAGAACTCTGATGAAATAACCCGTAATGGTATTACATTTGTTGACTCTAAACCAACTACATACTACTTTAGAAAAGGTATCTATGAACAACAATGGTATCAGGTTAATAATACCTTTCCACAAGTAGAAGTTCCTGCTGATGAAATACTTCATATGTTTATCAGAGAAAATGCAGGACAATGGATAGGTATTCCTAACCTTGCTTCTGTTCTTATACCTTTATATGAATTAGATGAACTTGCTGATGCTACTATAGCTAAACAAAAAGCTGCTCAAGCTATTGCATGGATTGTTGAAAATACTAATCCTTTGAATATGACTCCTACTGGTAGTCCAACTACAGTTAAGGATAAAAACTTAAACGATAAAGTTGTATTCCAAGCAACTGGAGGTTCTACTCAGTACTTAAACAAAGGGGAAAAGATTAACTTCTATCAGTCTACAGATATCGGAGCTAATCTTCCTACTTTAATTAAAACTGAACTACATCGTATAGCTGCTGCTGTTGGTGTTCCTTATCATACTTTAACTGGTGATACTTCTGGTCTTGACTTCTCTTCTATTCGTGCGATTGGAATTGAACTTCGTAACCGCCTTGAGTACATTCACCACTTTTATACTATTCCACTTGGTCTAGACCCTTTAACTAGTTACTTTAAAGAACTTGCAGTACTAACCAGTAAGAAAGTATCTAACGCTTCTCCTGCTTATCAGTTACCTCGTTGGTATGGAGTAGATGAATTAAAAGATACTCAAGCTGACCTACTAGAAGTGCAGAATGGTATGGCTACTCTACAATCTAAACTAGATGAAAGGCATACTACTTTTGAAGATATTTTAGCTGATAGAGAAAAGATAAAAGAAATGGGTTTAGACCATCTTATAACTCCTAAACCTACTTCTATGAGTCAAGCAAATAATAATGAGGCAAATACAAACACTACTGGAAATTAATTCTAGTAGTATAAAATAATTATTGACATTACCTATAAATTATAGGATAATCGAAAGAAAGTAAAAGGAATACCCTATGAAATACGGCAGACTCTTAACCAGACTATATAATACTCCTTTAGCTATAGCTCAGAGTAAACTTGATGTACTAACATCAGAAGTTACTCTAAAACTACTAGCAGGGGAGAATTTATCTTCTGTTTCAGGCCCTGATAGACAAGACGCACCACAAGAAACTTCTGTAATTAAAGTATTCGATTCTTTAGTTAGTAAGAATGGTGGTGGTGATAGTGGCAGCACTAGTTATGAAAGTATTACTAGACAAATAAACTCAGCTATTTCCCAAGGAAGTACTTCGCTTACATTCTATATAGATAGTCCTGGCGGTGAAGTAAATGGTTTATTTGGTTTGGCTGCCTTTATAGCTTCTTTACCTTCTAAAGGTATAGAAACAACAGCAGTAACAGATGGAAGTGCAACATCTGCTGCTTATGTAATAGCATCAGCTTGTCAAACAGTACTAGCTACTGAGAACTCTATTGTAGGTTCTATAGGTGTTATTATGACACTTATCAATGTAACTGAAGCTGACAAGAAAGCTGGAATCCAATATACTATTCTTCGTAGTAAAGAAGATAAAGCTCTTATTAATCCTCACGAAGACTTACCTAGTAAAGCTATCGAAGATGCAACTAAGATGCTAGGTGTTCTTGACAACATTATGAACAAAACTGTATCCACAAATAGACCTGCTCTAACTATGGATACTATTATGAGTTTAGCTGGTGGTACAGTCTTAGCGGAAGAAGCTTTATCACTTGGTCTAATAGATGGAATAGTATCTTCTATTGATGAAGTAACTAATCCTAAAACAACTTCCAAACCTCTTTTAACTACTAATATAGGAACTACTATGAACCTAGAAGAAGCACTAGCAAAGAACATTCAGTTAAGTTCTGAGCTAGAAGCATTAAAAGCCTCAACTACTCTTGAAGTAGCCAAAGCTAAACAGGCAGAGCAAACAAGAGTATTAGGTATTCTTGATGCTGCTGCTACTTTTAAATTATCTGCTGAATTAGCTACTAAACGTATTAAAGCTGGTGCTTCTATTGAAGACACAGTTGAAATGTTTGAAGGAATTAAAGAAGCATTACAAATGGCAAATCCAGTAGATACTTCTACTGTTATGCAATCTTCAATTACAACTGAAACAGTAAACGCTAGCGAAGAAGACTTCTTAACTGGTTTTATGAGTGCAGTTGATAAATTTACAGGAGTCAAATAATGGCTGAATATAATGGTGGTTTTCAAAGCTATCCCAACCGCACTACAAAGAAGATTTTCTTTCGTGCCGATGATAGAACAACTAAAACTGTAACAGTTAAAGCAGGACAAGTACTCAAAGCATTATCTTTTGTAGAATCTGATAAAGATGGTAAAGTTATTGCTCATACAGGTATTGTTTCTACTGGAGCTAATACTCCTCCAACTATCAATAAAATTGCTGGTGTTTTGTTATTTGATGTAGATGCAACTGGTGCTGATGTAGAAGCTACTGCATATACCGAAGCTAGTTTCTGGGCAAGTGCATTAACTTGGTCTGTTGATACTGCGGTTGACGTAGTTACTAAAGTTGATGGTACTACTGTAGCTGTAACTGCTTACAATACTAATGCTTCAACTAATTTACTTAAACAAAAACTTGTTGAAGGTACTGAGTTTGAACCACTCGGTTTCTTATCTGCTGGAGAACAATTATAATGGCTGCTCTTACTTTCTTAGACCCTTATCAGGCTAGTAAACTGTTATCTGGTGTTATTCCAGCTAACAAAGTTAAACGTCCTAACTGGTTACAAACATTCTTTAGCAATGAATCTTCTACTGAAAGAGATACCGTAAACTTTGATGTAGAGTTTACTGCTAAAAACACTATGGGTATGTTTGTTCTACCAGAATCAGACGTTACTCCTATCACTCTTAATGAGTTTGGTACTAAAGAACTTCGTTTCTCTTATGCAAAAGAAGGTCTTAACTCACCAGACTATGAAGAAATCAATGTACGTCAACTAGGACAACCTTTTGGTAGTTTAGATGTTATGGGCAATGAAGTTGCTAACATCCGTAGTAAACTAGCTTTGTCTGAACAACGCTTTGAAAACTTGTTTGAATTAACTGCTACTAATATCTTACTTTACGGTGGATATCAAGCAGCTTCTGAAAAACATCCTAGTATTCGTTATGACTTTGGTCGTACAGTAATTAAAACTACTGCTAACTTAGATACTTTAGATTTAGTACCATCAGTAAACTTAACTACTACTGCTGTTACTGCTCCTTGGGATTCTACTCAAGTTATTATGCCTGTACTTACTGGTACTTATAGTGATGGTCGTAAAGCTTGGACTAATGGTAACATTGTTACTACCAAAACAGCTACTCCTGTTAAAGACTTAATCAAAATGTATGAAACTGCTAAGTTCCGTTCTGGTACTTCTGCATGTTTAATGTCTTCTGATGCTTATGAAGCTTTCAATACCGACTTGTTAGCTAACTATAAAGATGCTTCTTTAACTACTTTAGACGTATTGTTAAGAGCGCAACAAGATGTATTACCAAGAATTAAAGACGTTCAAGGTTTAACTTTCAAGCGTTCTTATCCTTTAGGTAATGGCGAGTTAATCGACATCTACGTTTATGATGGTTTCTATCATACTCGTTCTGCTGGTACTGCTACTAAGTATGTTCCTAACGGTTTCGTAGTATTAATTCCACCTTCTGAAAATGGTGTTAAAGTCTACGGTCGTATTAAACATCCTAGAGCTAACTACTCTGCTATGCCTAGATGGATTAACTACTGGGAAGAAGCTAAAACTGGTAAAAGAGAATGGGAAGTTCATACAAACTTCTTAATGGGTCATACTGATATTGATTCAGTAGTATCTTGGAAAGTATTGTAATTTAACTAGGTCATATTAATGTCATTTACTATTAAATTTGATAATGGAGATTTAGAGAAGCTGAGTATTAACTTGGCTTCACAAAACTTATTATCACCAATAGTTCCTGATGTTAATATGGCTATTAATAAATTCCATAATGCTTTAGAAGAAAGAGTAAATGCTAATTTTAAAGTACCCTACAGTTTAGATACAGTAAGAAGACCTTCTAGTCCTATTACAAGTAATCTATCTATGGAGTATAGTTTAGTCTATGCTGATACACCTGTTCCGTTAGCAAAGTATAAGTATACAACTACTAAAGTAAAGGTCAGAAATGCTATACCATTTATGTATGCGGAAAATAAAATTAGATATACCCCTATTAATAAAGCTAAATCTGTTAGAGTTACTATTAAGAATGGAAGAGGTGGTGTTGCTGCTACTCCTAGAAAAAGAACACAATTTAAGAAGTTCTTAATAGATAACGAAAATACTAAAGGCATCTTTGTAAGGCTTACAAAACCTACATGGGAAGAAATACCTAATCCAGAGAATAAAAAAGGAGTCAGAAATAAAAATCTTAAACTTCTTTTTGGGCCAAGTGTAGCTAGATTAGCAATTTCAGTCTATAACAAAGATATAGAAATGGATAAAGCTAAAGACACTCTTTCTAAAGACATACTAAATGCTTTTACAAGGAACTTTAAATGAATATAACAGAACCAGTAGAACAAATACTTGATGCTGTAGGAGAAAACCTAGAGTTTTCTGCTGCAACTATAAAAGGTATTCCAGGCTTTAGTTTAGTTGTTCTACAAGGTGATGGTAATTTATATGATGTAGAGAAACAGCAGTTTTCATTCATGTTATCTTCTTTAGATGTAGAGGCTAACTCTATAGTTGAAGATGATACATTTACTATGGATGACACTGTTTATACTTATACATTTAGAGTAACTAATACCCCAGTACCTAATTTAGCAGGCTGGAGTAAATGTCCTGTAGTATTCAAAGGAAAAGAAAGCAATGTTTAGTGAACAAGATGTTATGACTCTTCTATCTACTTTACCTTATTCAGTAAGTTTAGCTAAGAGTAAAGAGATGGAACTAACAGAAGAATATGCACCTCCAAAAATATTCGTTGGTTATGGTAATGTATCTTCTAGAAATCCTACTGCACCTATAGACTTTGATATCTATGATGCACATGGAGAAAACTTAGTACAATACTTTGATATACAAGTAGTGTGCAATAGAAGCGATTTACCTACTGTATGGAAAGCAGTTTATACTGCTTTAATAGGTAAGAATCCTATACCTTTAGAAACAGATAGGTCAGGATTTACTCTAGCTGAAAGTGGCCCTATGGGTTTCTCTAATTCGTCTATATGGTGGATTAGTAGATGGATTATAGGTTTTCCAACAATTTATACAAATTTTAATTAACTTACATAAGGAACAACTATGGCAATTGTTAAATTCCATGAAAAGAACGTAGCGTTATTTTCTAAAGTATCTAGTGGTACTGCTGATACTTTCGTAAGTACTGATGCTACTCCTATTACTACTTTAGACGGTGGTTTTACTTTTGATACTGCTGCTTTTCAGTTCTTAGGTGATGCACTATCTCGTGACGAATACACCTATCAAAAAGATATTTATGGTGAGCTTAATGCTGAGATTATGCAACCTATCTTAGGTACTACTTCTTCAGCTTATGATGCTACTACTTCTAATGTAACAGCAGCAGATTTATTTATCGCTTGTGGCGGTAATTTTAGTAAAGCTCCTGCTACTGGTACTACTGTTAGTATTTCTTATGATAACTATACAGCAGTTAACTCTACAGTTGCTTTAGAGTATAGAAAATCATCTGGTGAAGATGCTACTAAACAAAACGTATACCCAATGAACACAGTTAACGGTACTGTTGATGTTTCTTTAAACATTGGCGAGATTCCTAAACTTAAATTCTCTTTAAAAGGTAACGTAGCTTCTGCAAGTTCTTCTACTGCTATTTCTCCTGAGTACGGTTTACAGACTTCAAACGTAGCTCCAGTAATGAAGAAAGCTAATATTGCTTATGCTAAAATCGTAAAAGTAGACCAAAATGCTTTTACTACTGGCCCAGCATTTACTGCTATTATTGCTTCTCCTACTAAAGCAGGTCATTGGCAATGTACTGGTTCTGGTTTATTAACTGCTTTAGGCCCTGTTGGTTCTATCAGACCTATCAAGTTAGTTCAAATTACTGGTACATCTACAAATATCACAGATAAAGTTCTTATAGCTGAAGTAACTTCTGATACTACTTGTGAGTTCTTCTATCCAGTTAATGGTACTTTAACTGCTGCTACTACAGTAACTAAGAGTATCGCTACTTCAGAAACTTTAGGTATTTCTACTTTATCTGCAAGTAACTTCTTTGGTTTTGATTTCACTCGTTATTTAACTGGTGTTGAAGAAGGTTTTGCTAAAGGTGCGACTCCTACTGACGTTTCTATTACAATCTTAGAAGCTCCAGTTGGTGATACTAGTTATTTTATCCCAAACCAAACTGACGTTAGTACTTTTTATGCTGTAAGAGTAACTCTTGGTACTTCTGCACAAAGTAAAGTTGTTTACCAATGGGATAAATTACAATTAAGTAATCTTAAAGAAGGTAAAGTAGGTTCTTATTTCGGCAAAGATATGACTTTCCGTAATACTGGTAAATCTTTGATGATGTTAATCTAGTATTTCTAAGTACTTGATTTATAAAGAGGGAGTCTTCGGATTCCCTTTTTTTATGCTTTGACAAAAGGTACAATTTCTAATATAATCAACAATGTAGCAATTTAGCTATTTTTTCATTCACACAGACTTAGAGGACATTCTAATGGCACAAAAATTATACGTTAAACTACAAGCACCTACTATTGAATTAGCTATTACTGCTAAAGATGGTGGCAATACTCAAGCTAGTTTGTTAGCTGGTTTTAAACGCTACCCATCTGAATTAGGTGAAACTAAATTAAAAGAATTTCAGGAACTTTTAGGAAGGACTGATGAAGTAGGTAAAAATGCTATTACTGCATTTATAGCTAGTGAAATAGTTTATTTAAAGAAAGCTCCTATAGTTGTAGAAGATACTGATACTGGTACATTAAAAGATGTAGTGGTAAAAGATACTCGTGATGCAATTAAACCGAATGAAACTCTCTGGGATAGTCCTAAAGAATGCCTAGACGTCCTCCTAGGACACTTCTTAGAATCTAATCCTTGGAGAGTTTCCCTAATTGAAGGTGTATTAAAAGCTTTAACTAATATGGACTTTAGTACTGATTCAGCAAAAAACTAATAGAGGCTGGAGAAGTACTAGGGCTACTAGCTCTTATAGGACAAAGACAACATAAGACAACAGAAGCAAGAAAGAAAGAAAATGAATCTCTTCTTGCTTTTGGTGGTACTCCTATAGAAGATGATGATGAAGATGAATCATTAGCTGACTTAGATGATTCTGATAGTTATCTTTTTCTATGGGATACCAACTTATCTATTTTTGAAATCTATAAGATAGTTAGACTATATTTATCTGAATACTATGGTATGGATTCAGCCATTCTATTATCGCTTATACAAGATAAAGGATTATCTGTAACTGATACACTAACTAATATTCCCTATATACATAGTGGTTATGTCAATATAATATCCGATAAGGAAGAAAAAGATGGCAGAGCAGAAGAACAATCTGATTTTAAAACTTAGACTGGATGTAGATACTTCTAGTGCAGATAAGTTAGTAACCCTTACTAAGTCCTTAGATGAAGGCTTAAAAGCTACAGCTAATAATACTAATGAGTTAGCTAAAGTAGAAACAGCTAGGTCTTCACAACTTCAAGCAGCTAGTATTAAACTTCGTGCCATTGAAGAGGGTATAACTTCTCAAAGAGCTGAAGCCTCTAAAAAAGCACAAGAAGCTTATAATAAACTACAAGAACTTGTTAATAAAAATAATAAACTTCTTGAAGAAGGTGTTAAATGGTCTAGCTTAGTTATTGTTAATACTCAAAGAGCTGTAGATAAACATAATGATTTGCAAAAAGCTGCTAATGAACAACTTCAAGTAAAAATAGCTGAAATAGTATATGAAAAATCTCAACTTGATACGCTTATTATACGAATATCTGCTGAAGAAAGAATAAATAAAATCTATGAAGATAGAAAGTTACAAATACAAAATATAGGTAGTTTAAAAACTCCAGATATAGGTAGTTTAAAAGCTCTAGGAGGTGGAGGCCCTTCAGAACCTATAGACTATACACCAAAAACACCTACTGGTTCTTATAACTATGGAACTGGCACAACTGTCAAACCAAAGAAAGAAGAAGAACAAGATAATTACAATCTAGTAGAGAAAGCTCTTGCTAAAACTAGAAAGTTAGAAGAAGATAGGTATAAAATATATGATACCTATAGTAAATTAAAAGCAACTGCACAAGCTTCTTATGCAGCACAAGAGATAAAAGATGAAGAAAGTCTAGCTACAAAGTTAAGACAAGTAGAATTAAATCGTATTAAAGATACTGTAGAATCTGTCTCTTATAC